CATCATCGCCAACACCACGCCAACATTTTCTAACATTAGCAACATTATTTCAAAATGACTACACTATTTTCCCCCTTTTTTACAATTACTATAAATCTCAAGGCGTATCCCATTTTTATATGTATTATAATGGAGTCATAACCAAACAAATAAAAAATTTTTTTGCAAAATATAGTAGTGACACAGTAACACTTATAGAATGGAATTTTCACTATTGGAATCCTCGCACATTTAAATACCCGCATCACGCTCAACCTGCACAAATTCATCACGCCATATATAGATACGGTAAGAGTTCATCAGAATATATGATATCCTGTGATCTGGATGAATATTTACACATACCCTTCCGGACAGACGATCACAAAGACGTATACGACATCGACCTAACATTAAAAAAATATATAGATAGTCATAGCGATATCGATATATTCGGATTTTGTAATATATGGGCAACTACACTAGACAATAAGTATCCGACAGAAGACGTTTTACCAGATAAAATATTAACTGTAGAATCGATTAACTCTTATAAAGATAGGAGCAAAAATATATATAAGTTAGACTCGATTCAAACCGTCGGAATACATCAAGTCGGAGAATCAGATCCTGTCAGTTTTAATGAAAACCTAAAAAGTATATCGAACCTACAAATGTATCATTTTTATAATTGGTCAAGGGGCACAAGAACTATAGAAAATTGTAATATTGTTGTATCACCGCCCGTGCCCTTGTCGTGAGTTACAAATCCTTATTAAAATATTTGTGTCGGAACTTTTCCATCTCTTCGTCAGGAAATATATCAACGATAAAATCCTCCGGTTTCATAACATCTCGAAGTAGATTTATAATCATAAAAAGGGCATACATACCACATTCGGTCGGTTTTTTTTGATGATGTTTACTGTTTTGTATATATCTTAGTTCTATTCCTGCTGCTTTGGCTTGTTGCGTTATAGTCTTTATTAACCGTTTCACTTCTTTGGGAGGAGGATTGCCCGTGCTATCAAAAAAGAATATAAACTTCCGCGACAAGTCTACAAACATAGATATCCAATGTGAACCAGATAAATAATGCGGATCTGTATTAAAAACAAAACCGACTTTCTTTTTCCCATTGCGTATAGAAATATTCAAATCAAAATGACACAACTCTTCCCATACACATTCGCCATACATTTTCGGAGAGTCAAAGTCAATAGGCGCTGCTCCTATAAAATCGAAAAAAGGAAACTCTTTTTCATATTGTTTCATAACATTTTCAATGTCGATACTATTGAGCCATTCGTTCGGATTCTTTTTCCAATCATCTGGGCTTTTGGGCGCAAAAGTATAGTTAAGCATTTCCTTGTCTACACCTGTAGACGCGAAGTTTTGTTTCAGCCAACACGACTCTTTATTACATACATTCTTTAAATGCCCCTTCAATGCTTCCCAAATTTCTTTTGGTTCATTAGAAGATATAATAACGTCGGGATGGCGAGCATTCCATAAAGATTTCAGTTTCATTAATGATTCATTGCTATAACAAGTGAAATCATTTTCTTGGATCTTAGGACTACATTTTAGTTTTATAAAACCGTCCGGATGACGCTGAATACCTTCATCTTCGTCAACAACCTTGCGAATATGATGAGGTGATTTTCTCATAACAGTAGCACGCCTACGTAAATTCTTTTTGGTTTTACGGGTTGTTTTTCTGAGTTGGGTTACTCTTGTTTTGTTTACTCTGTATTTTTTATTTTTATTCGCTTTATTTTTACTCGCTTTATTTTTATTCGCTTTATTTTTACTCGCTTTATTTTTATTCGCTTTATTTTTACTCGCTTTATTTTTATTCGCTTTATTTTTACTTTTTTTACTATCTCCATTGAAACTCGTATTTTCAGCAAATTCTAAAATAGATTGTATTTTTTTAGACTTCATCTATAAATAATTTTATATATAAGTAGCGTATTGAATACGTATATATATATACACAGTTAAAAATAAAAAAGGAAACTAAAAAATAAAAAAGGAAACTAAAAAATAAAAAGAAACTAAAAAATAAAAAGAAACTAAAAATAAATTAATAATCTAAGTATTCAAAGCAGCATCAATAGATAATTCTATTTCACTCTTATCTTTTTTGCTAATTATAACATTTATACCATCTGGTGCAAAATTATTTAAACCGGACTTCTGTTTAGAAAACTTTTTTATATCCTTCTTTTTATATTTGGGATCTTTTAAATTAAAATCTTTTGTTTGAGGAACTACCATTTCATCTGGTGGAGGAGCCGTCTTTATTACGAAATTATCAAGTGTCAATACTTTCTTTTCTATTTGTCTCATAAAAAACTTATTTGCTTCGCTTATATCCAGATCAATATCTGTCATATCAGCATCGGCGCCGACACCATCAGCTATATTCATATTTGTATATTCACCTTGGATAGTATCCATTGTATCTTTAAATTTAAAATAAGAAATACATACTCTGGCATATGTATTAAACGCATTTAAAATCACTTCATCGTGTCCTGAATTATTATTAAATAAAATATCCTTTGTCATTGATATAATACGTTTTCTATAAAATCGTTTATCCTTCTTTAATATAGAGTCGTGATCTAAATTATTTTTTTTCAAAAATTTGTTATATGATTCTGTATTTGCCATTATCTCCAAAGTAAGATAATCGATAGAGTTAAATTTAATATCGCAATTATTATATTTCATTACATTTTCTATATCGGTAGTATCGATACTACTGGTATTAGTTATATCCTTTGTTTCCATTATTATGACAAATTAAAAAATATTATTATTCTAAACCCGAATGGATAATAATAATATTATTAATGACTAAATGTAAGACATCAGATATACGACACTCGGCACTCAGCACTCGGTGCATTATTCGTTATAAAACTGTTTCTCGCATTCAGGAACAACATTCTTAATATCATTACGTGTAGTATTATTAAAAAAATGTTTCCCTAAATTGTTCACATTAGGGTTATAATGATCAAACACCTCACGTTTAAATAATCCAGGATAAGGTTGTTTAATCGGCTTAGGAGGAATATAATTTTTATAAAGGTCGCTAGATGAAGATGGAACATATTCGGACTGTTCACAATCTTGTAAGGCAAAAAACTGGTTACGAAGATTCGATTCTATATTCACATTATTGGAAAACCCAGACCAAGGCGCCATATTATTCCCAGGATTAAATGTAGTATGAGGGCTATATATAGGATAGCTATTCAAAGGAACAGTTGCCGGTTTACTTTGGTCTAAAATAGGCATATATCCGTATTTAGTAGAAACAGGAACCTGGTAATAAAAAGGCTGAAGCGGTGCGGAAGGAATATTTCTAGATGATATTCTATTGTTTAAAGCATCTATTCTTTCATTTTGGCATATAAACAATTTATCTACAACGCCATACATTTTATTATTTGTATAAGCAGACGAAGCATATGACATTATATAGTTATTATATAGCTATTATATTATATTATAATATAATTTAATACTATTTATTTATTATTTTAATTCTTAACGTTATTTTATTTTAAAAATGGGTTAAAGACAACAAAATACTATAATATATCCAATCACTCATTCACGTATTCACACATTTATACGTTCATAAGCTCCTACGTTCATACATTCATACATTCATACGCTCCTACGTTCCTACATTTTAGCATAAAAATCGCATAATAATTCAATGTGTGGCATTTTCTACATTCAGCGTTTTTTACAAGATACTGATTCTACTACCAAAAAACATAATAAGCTGCAGTTATCCGACTTAGCATTATTTCAAAATGATTTCAGCAGTATGGTTCATCGCGGTCCAGACAACAGTTCTTTTCTAAATGACCCTCAACCGGAGAAAAATTACACGTCTATATGGGGATTCCATCGTCTTGCGATTAATGGTCAAACGCCTGAAAGTAACCAACCATTTTTCATCAAAAACTGTCGCCTTATTTGTAACGGCGAAATCTACAACTTTCGTGCCCTTATTGCTGAATATGGTCTTGAAAATGAATACAAAAGCAAGTCGGATTGCGAGATTATTATTCATCTCTATAAAAAAATAGGTATACGCGATATGTTGCGGCGTCTTGATGGTGTATTTGCCCTCGTTTTACACGATTATGAAACAGCAACAACATATATTGCGCGCGATCCAGTAGGCGTTCGCTCATTATTTATTTCAGGATATGATTATACATATAGCAACAGTATGATTATTTCAAGTGAATTAAAGGCTATTGGCGAGTGTTATCGCCCCTATGCGAAGCAATTTCCACCCGGTTGTTATGCCATGTATTCTAAAAGCGCGACATTTGACAATGCGAATACTCCGTTTTTAAATTTTTATAGTTACTATGAAAATGTATCAATCTCACAGGATAACGCAACATTACAAATCGAAAGAGTATATAACTATCCCATCATCGAAGGCACCGAAGAAAATATTTGTGCCAATATCGCCACTCTATTCGAAGAAGCCGTTGTAAAACGCCTTATGAGTGATCGAAAAGTAGGTGCGCTTCTTTCAGGAGGGCTGGACAGTTCATCCGTCGTAGCAATTATGTGTCGCCATATGCCCGCAAAAGATTTGAATACGTATAGCATTGGTATGAAGGGGTCAACCGACCTGTTATGGGCGCGAAAAGTGGCGGATTACTTAGGCACGAATCATCACGAGGTTTGTCTTACAGAAGAGGAGTTTTTGGGCGCGATTGAGGCGACGATTAAGCAAATCGAGAGCTATGATACAACATCCGTTCGCGCTTCGATTCCGAATTATTTGGTAAGCAAATATATTTATGGAAATACGGACGATTGTGTTATTTATTGCGGGGATATGTCGGATGAGATTTTCGGGTCGTATCGCGGATTTATGAAGGCGCAAAATGATGAAGATTTTAAGCGTGAAAATGAACGAATGGTTCGCGATGTATGTTATTTCGATTTGCTGCGATCGGATAAGAGCATTAGTGGCGCTGGACTGGAAGCACGTGTGCCTTTTGCCGATAAGAAGTTTTTACAATATGTAATGAGTATTCCGCCGCGATATAAGATGTTCGACGACGAGCGAATCGAGAAATATATTTTCCGAAAAGCGTTTAACGGACTTTTACCGGATGATATTTTATGGCGGAGAAAGGAGGCATTTAGTGACGGAGTAAGTGGACATGAAAGAAGTTGGTTCCAGATTATTCGTGAATATATTGACACAAAAGTTACCGATGAAGAATATGAAAAATATATCGATTTTATTGAGTATACGAATTTACATAATGCGCCATATGATAAAGAGAGTTTCTATTATAGAACTATTTTTGAGAAGTTATATACTGGATGCGAAAAAACAATCCCTTATTTTTGGCGACACCCGTTTTGCGAAGAGAAGGATCCATCCGCGAGACTGTTACAATGCTATAAAGCGGAGGAGTAATGCTTCACAATAACAACTATTCCCATAAATGCGATAAAGTAGTTAACGAGTTTATGATGTTTTACAGAAGGAGAGAATAAATTAGCATTACAAGAAATAGCGGATCATAAATAGCCGATAGTAATCATTGCGATAACATAGACAGGAATAGTTATGTTGGTAGTTATTAGTAATACAAAAAGACATATAATACCTATTGTTCAGATTACTATTGCGAAATCTTTTAATTTCATCATATAATATATCATAATATTTATTATATGATTTCAGTATAACTATTTTATACGCGTATAAATTTTTAAGCATACTGTTTCAAAATAATAAAAATACCAGCTAAAGATATCGCATAATTGTATAAATTATGGTTAACAACTTGAGAAGTATTTTTGGATTTACAGAATAATGCTAATCCGAGCGAACCGACTGTAAGGAGCAAGATGACAGACATAGGAATATTTACACTGTGTATAAACTGGAGATAAAAGAGGTATAAAATACCAATAGTGCGCAATGCCATAAAAAACTCTTTGTAATTTGTCATTTTTTATTTTATAATATATACTGGTAAAATAATATTATATTTTCAGTTAATATATTCAGTTAGTATATATATTAATTAAATAAATGAATAGAGCGATATCGGAGAAGGAAAAGAACCTATTATTAAAAAATGCTAATATTAAAGAAACAATGTTATTGACAGAACTTATGCCCGAGATATTAGTAAGAAATCGGTCACCGGAGTTTACTAGAAAAGCTACCATTGTTCCATATAGCGACGAATACATCTGGGCACACAACACCGCCCCGGGAATAATATGGTTATGGTTACGACAAGATTCGAATACTCAACAACAGTGGTTACGTGAGCCAAAAAGTAGCTGGGTGGAATTTGAATTTAAAGAACCATCTCACGACTCTCCAATAGGATGGGGGTCATCTACATCTGCCTCTGCCTCTGCCTCTGCCTCTGCCTCTGCCTCTGCCTCTGCCTCTGCCTCTGCTGCTTATCCTCAACCCGGACCATTAAGTTTTGAAGCGGTTTCTGTTCCCAGTAGTCCTCATAGATCTAGTTCTAGAAGTCCTCGTAGATCTAGTTCTAGAAGTCCTCGTAGATCTAGTTCTAGAAGTCCTCGTAGATCTAGTTCTAGAAGTCCTCGTAGATCTAGTTCTAGAAGTCCTCGCAAACACAAAGGTGGTGGTGGCAGCTATCGTAAAAGAAGAATAACAGCTCACAAAAAGCGTAAAACCCATCATAAATATAGCCATAGAATAAGTCGCAGTCGCAGTCGTCATATTCGAAGGAAAAAAACACATCACAGGCGTCATCCCCGTTAATAAATATAATTATTTAACAAAATATTTAGGCAGTTTATATTTTATTTGATTTAATATAAAATATTATTATATTATATATTAATATAAAATAGATGGGTCCTATTCTTCATAATCCCAATCCTGCAACTGGAAAATGGGATGTATATAATCCAGAAACACATAGCTGGGTACCTACTAATAGAACATACAACCAGGCTGGGACCAAGGTTACACCGACAACCTTCGTTAATTCTGATTATGGTAATCGTATTGGAGGTCGTAAATCAAGGCGTAACATTCGCAGGCGTTGATATTCAAAGAAACATAAACGCGTTCATCATACTCGCAGAAAACATACGCGTAGGCATCGCCATCGCAGATAATACAATATATACATCAATTCATATAAAAAATATATTAAATATTTTACCTAATATTAAGGCATTTTATATTTTATAATAATAATAATATATTTATAATATATAAATCAGAATAAAATGTCTTCTTGTTCAGGTTCAAGTTCGCAAGGTGGTAGTGTTTCAAACTTATTAGGTCAATCAGGTGGGGCGGGTGTATTTGATAATTTAAAACAAATGATGAGTCAGTCTGGCGGTTCAAGGCGTAGAAAGCGCGGTTCTAAACGCCGTCGTTCTAGTGGTTCGCGTAAAACTCGTAGACACGGCCGTAGACGCGCTTGTCGTTGCCCTGGTGGTTGCAAACGTTCAACCTGCCCTTGTCACAAGGGCAAAAAGCGTTGCTGTACTAAACGATGCCGCAGTCGTGGATGCCGTTGTTAAAGACTGCGTGCACAATTAAATTACGTTATTGTGCACTTGTGTGCACTGGTGTTCATTGATGCACATTGTTATACACTATTTATTTTATAATTACCACCGCAATTGGTTATTATAAAAAATTGATAAACATAATAAACGCTAAATGAGATATACAATTAAACCAACAAGTAAGGAACAATTCCAATGTCAAAACCCACAACTGAACTTATCTCACCACCACCTATCACAAATTACGATACTTCGTTTCGTCTATTTGATTTTAATATATTCGACGAAAAGCGCGACAACAATGATGACGCTGACATTGGTCCAGATAATGATGACGCAGATGGTCATTTGGTATCACGAGAGAATGAGCTCTATGGAGAGAAGAAATACAAAAAGGATGAAAAATTCACAACGATTCAAATGTTCGGTCTAAACGAGAAAGGCGAAACCTGTGCTATATTTGTCCGCGATTATCAGCCATTCTTCTATATCAAGGTCGGAGACGAATGGTCGATCCCCCAAAAATCGGCATTTATTTCGCATTTGAAAGAGAAAGTCGGTAAATTTTATCAGGAATCTATTTTAGACGTCGAATCCAAGCTCATAAGGCGTAAAAAGTTGTATGGATTTGATGGCGGCAAAGAGCACAAGTTCATTCTTATTAAATTCAAAAATGTGGCGACGATGAATAAAGTAAAAAATATGTGGTTCCAAATCAAGGCAGGGAAGCAGGTATTGCGCCGCGATGGTTATACATATTTCAATACAAGGACAGAAATATATGAATCAAATATTCCGCCGATTCTGCGCTTCTTCCACGTTCACGACATCAGTCCATCGGGGTGGATTGGTTTTCAGACGAAACGCGCAAAACAAATTCACGGCGGCGGCGGCATACAAACAACTACGTGTAAGTATGAGTATGAGTTAGCATCACGGGAAATTATACCACTCAATGCAAAAGAAACTATCGTGCCTTATAAAATATGTAGTTTTGATATTGAGGCGAGCAGTAGTCACGGCGATTTCCCGATTCCAATTAAAACATATAAAAAACTCGCTACAAATATTGTGGACGTTTGCGATGCCATTTGTCGCAATACTGGAGCCGCCGCCGGAGCAGAAGCAATGGAACATATTACTCCTGCTCTTTTGAAGCAACTCATATTTACAGCATTTGGATATGGCGGCGAAAACGAACACCCCGATATAGACCGAATCTATACGAAGATAAAAGTATCAGAACAGCGTCTTACCGCATTATTTGATGTATGGATATCATATCATATTCCCGATATTAAAGTAAATGATGCTTTGAAGGATATTAACACGATTGAGAAAATGTTTGAAAAAATATCGGAGAGCAATAATGCGAATGCCGGGGATGATGATGATGGTGATGATGGTGATGATGGTGATAATGATGGTGACGCGATCGAAGAAGAATATGTAGATATTGAAGAGACTGATGTGGAATGTGATGATAGTATGGGCGATGATGGCGACAACCACAACGACCCCAATGAAGATAAAAAAGCTACGGATTTACTTATGGCATATGCAGGCGCCAAGCCGAAAGCCTCAGCCGCAACAAAGAAATCAAAAAAGGCAAAATATTCTGAAACCCTGGTTGAACTACCAAAAGAGACAGTAATACATCTTCTTACATCGCCGACCGATAAAACAGACCGCGAAACAAAAATAAACAAGCTTAATATATCTCTACAGGAAATATTCCCGCCGGTAGAAGGTGACAAGGTTACATTTATTGGATCGACATTTATGACATATGGCGAGAAACGCCCCTATCTCAACCATTGTATCGTTCTCGACACTTGCAACCCATTGAAGGACGAGGTGGCAAATTCAGAGATCGAGACGTATAAAACAGAACGTGATGTTCTGCTTGCATGGACACGCCTTATACAATACGAGAATCCGGATATTATTATAGGCTACAATATTTGCGGATTTGATTATGAGTTTATGTTTCGCCGTTCGCTAGAAAACTCGTGCGAGAATGAATTTCTCAGACTGTCGCGTAACAAGGGTGAATTTTGTGGGACGCGTGACTATACTACAGGCAAAGTATGTATTAAAGAAAGCAGTATTGTAATTGCGAGTGGACAACATGATCTACACTATATCGATATGACAGGACGACTACAAATAGATTTGTATAATTATTTCCGCCGCGATTTCAATCTTACGTCATATAAATTGGATTATTGTGCTGGTTATTTCATAGGCGATGGCGTGAAAAAATTGGAGCATCTTCCTAGCGGTAATACGAGAATCAGCAGCTCGAATTTGATGGGTCTTGAAAATGGGAATTATATTAACTTCGAGGAGTCGAGTCATTCGACGGATACATATAAGGATGGTGCGAAGTTTAAGGTTCTCAACTTAAACCTAGTCGAAAAAACATTCGAGATTGAAGGACGCGAACAACCAGATATGAAAAAATCGGTGCGCTGGGGTCTGGTCAAGGATGATGTGACGCCGCAAGATATTTTCAAAATGACAAATGAAGGCCCGGCAGAGCGCGCGATTATTGCAAAATACTGTATTCAGGATTGTAATTTGGTTCATCATCTTATGAACAAAATCGATGTGATGACTGGTTATATTGAGATGGCGAAAATCTGTAGCGTCCCGATTAGTTTCCTCGTTTTGCGTGGACAAAGCATCAAGCTCACTAGCTTTATTGCGAAGAAATGCCGCGAGAAGCGCACGCTTATGCCGGTTATTGAGCGTTCATTTGGGAATGAGAGTTATGAAGGCGCTATTTGTCTCCCGCCGAAATGTAATTTGTATCTTGACAATCCTGTCGCCTGTCTCGATTATTCGTCACTGTATCCATCCTCAATGATTAGCGAGAATTTGTCACACGATAGCAAGGTATGGACGAGGGAATTTGATTTGGTGGGACAATTGGTTCGCGAAACCGGCGTGAAAGATCCGTCTGGAAATTATATATATGATAATATGCCTGGATATGAATATGTAGATGTGACGTATGATACATATAAGTGGGTTCCGAATCATCGAGGGCGCGCAATCAAGACACGAAATGGGACAAAGATTTGCCGATTTGCTCAACCCAAAGATGGAATCAAGGCAATTATGCCAACTGTGCTTGAGGAACTATTGGCCGCTCGTAAAGCAACGCGTAAAATGGCAGAAGCAACCGAGGACCCCTTTATGGCAAATATTTTAGATAAACGGCAGCTTGGTTATAAGGTAACAGCCAATTCGCTATATGGACAATGTGGTGCGAAAACGAGCACATTTTATGATGTAGATATTGCGGCATCTACTACGGCGACAGGGAGGAAGTTGCTTACATATGGGAAACGGATTGTAGAGGAGGTATATGGGGACGCAAAAGTAGAGTCGAAAAAGTTCGGATTTGTAAATACAAAAGCTGAGTATATATATGGTGACACGGATTCCGTATTCTTCACATTTAATCTAGCTACATCAGACGGAACACCGATTCGTGGAAAGGATGCACTAGAGATTACGATCGAGTTCGCGAAGGAGGTCGGACACCTTGCTACAAAATTCCTGAAGCCTCCGCACGCGTGGGTATATGAGAAGACGCTTATGCCATTTTGCCTCCTTTCGAAGAAGCGATATATTGGAATGTTATATGAAGACAAGCCGGAAAAACCGAAACGCAAAAGTATGGGTATTGTATTGAAGCGACGAGATAATGCGCCGATTGTAAAGGACATCTATGGAGGCGTAATCGATATTTTGATGAAGGAGCAAAATGTCGAGACAGCAATTACATTTCTCAAATCGTCATTACAAAATTTAGTAGATGAAAAGGTTCCGATGGATAAGCTTATCATAACAAAGTCTCTGCGAAGTGGATATAAGAACCCGGCACAAATCGCGCATAAAGTATTAGCAGACCGTATGGGCAAGCGCGATCCGGGAAATAAACCAAGTATAGGAGACCGTATACCATTTGTATATATTCAGAATCCGGATAAGAAGGCGCTACAAGGTGAACGAATCGAACACCCTGACTATATCCTAGCGAATAAAATAAAACCGAATTATGCTTTCTATATTACAAATCAGATTATGAAACCGATACAGCAGGTGTTTGCGCTTGTGTTGGAGAATATTCCGAGTTATAAGAGACAGGTGCCGGCATTGAAACGGTCAATGGAAGCGTGGACGGATAAGTTGATAGATGGCGAGGATGAGGAGAAAGTGAAGAAGAAGATAACGGAATTGCGGAATAAAGAGGTGAAGAAAATATTATTTGACGAATATTTGATAGAGATAGATAATTCAACGAAAGGGAATCAGAATATAATGAGCTTCTTCAATAAGAAGACGTAAATGACACCCTATGATATAATATATTAATTGTTTTTTAATTATTAATATATTATTTTGTTAATTCATTATTTTGTTAATTCATTATTTTGTTAATTCATTACATTACAGTAGTTGTGCACCTCTGACTCTGTATAATTAGTTGGTTCTAATGAATATTCATAATTATTTTTTATTGTGTGCCAATAATATTCGAAAACGATCTTACCCAATACAAATAATGGAATATACATATAATTATTACTAAAAATAAATAAATAAATAAAATATTCTTTTATAAAATCAAAAAATAATACAAGCCATACACTATTTTTAGTGTTAACTCTCCTTTTTCAGTTAAGTCTTTACAGATTATTCTTTCATTATAAAAATCGTCGCATAAATCCATAATATATAATATACAATACAATATATACAATATATACAATATATACAATATATACAATATATACAATATATACAATATATACAATATATACAATATACAATATACAGTATACAATATATAATATATATAATATTATATTATATATTTACAGTCTAATATAACGTAAGGCGCTTGTATAAATTTTTTTTTCGCCACTACTACTTGTTCCTATAGGAACGCCTGCTTTATGATCTAAGCTATCTAATGTATCATCAAGTCTAAAATTATAATCTTGTAGCCATTCTTTATCCCCTGTCTTGATCCATTTTCCATTATCAAAAGTATGTTCCAAAAATACTTCAGGAAGGTAAAAAGCACTACCCATAAGACCGTGCCATCCTCGTATAAAATTTTGAGGTGCTATATTTGGATCTCTATATAAGTATGTAACTGTGCAGTATTTTATTGGCACATTCAAGTCGTGAACACGGCCTCCTGTAAGACGACTATTAGATTGCCCTTTACGAACAACGTCAGTAATAAGTTCTTCTTCTTCCTTCTTTGTCCATTTTTTGCCGCCGCGGCCGTAACCACTTACATCAAACCATTTCCCCAAACACTCACGTGCTGTCATATTTGCGTCATAACATGTAACAAACATTCCATTAGGAAGTTTACTGTTGTTGTCATCTACGATATGTTCCCTTCGCAACAAGAAAGACAAATATCCAACACCTTTTGCACCAGGACTTCGCGTCCGCCCTACCCACTGAAGCACAGGTCGCGCTGTCGAAGGTAAAAAAGAATATAACCGCGTAAATGTATCACTATGATCCACAATGTCGGTACATTTCGGGGGAGGGCTGGCATTATGTATAATAGCATTCGCGGCACAATTCTCTGCTTCATATGCTGTTTGTAAATCTAAAAAGTGTGAAAAATCTGCAGATACAATTACGAGTGAATTGCGGTATTCATCACGCGTTAATCTTGGCAATGTCGTTGTTACAATATTGTATGGTATAAATTCTATATTGCGCGTATTTATTTTCCATACTTTTTCAAATACTGTTAAACATGACTTGTATGGAACCTCATATTCGTGAGCCGTCTTATGCAATTCATCGGATTTAGCTGGATAAAAAAGTATATATACTTTTGAAAAACGCTTTGTAGGTTTAAAACGCATCGTGTGTGCAATGATTTGTCCTGTATATTCGGTGCCAGCGTGTGGGAGGACATAACCATTTAAATCAGGTAACTCTATTATGCGCGAAGAAAAAGTATAGAAATGTTTTAATATATCATTTTCATTAAACCACATTGTGTATATTTAATATATTATATATATTTGGTATTATTGATATATAATACATATATAAAAATATATATAATATATTCGATAATATGATAATATAATAATATGATAATATAATAATCTAATAATCTAATAATCTAATAATATGATAATCTAATAATATAATAATCTAATAATATGATAATATAATAATCTATCTACTAAAATAGTATTCTACCTCCTGAGCATAAGTTGAATCGCGTATGTTCCCATAACAACCCACATTGTTACGATTACATTTGAACCTTCAGTAATTAACCATCGCATAGCAATACATTGTGGTGCGGATATCATAAAAGGTGACAATAGAAACCCAGTGATAGTTAAGGGAACACAATACACTGGATATAGATTCGAGGCAGAATAATGTAATATAATCCACATAATGTAATATCCAGTCACTGAATATAATGTTGTAATTATGAACGCGATAACATTGAATATTCCTTTTAGTAGACATCCATACCACGAATCCCATTTCAATTCGAAGCCGATATCCCAACTAAAACCGAAATCATCATCATTTCTAGGATACATAAAGAATGAGCTTTTGGGCATTATTATTCAAGATAGAGGATAGAGGATAGAGGATAGAGGATAGAGGATAGAGGATAGAGGATAGAGGATAGAGACCTTTGTTACACTTTTTGCTTTATTAAATTATATCGATTAATATAATTCAATTTTTTATATATTTATTATCGGTAGATTCCTTATCGGTAGATTCCTTATCGGTAGATTCCTTATTAATCTAAATCCATATTGTTATCATAACTATCATTATCATTATTATTATTTGTATTATTTGTATTATTGTAGTTATTGTAGTTATTGTTACCAGAGTTGTCATTAGTTTGTGCTCTATTTGGCGCTGTCCTTCCTAGTGTATTCGAAAACAGTTGAGATAACTGAGGAATGATATATGAACTACTTAAATTATTTAAGTCGTTTAATTGTGACTCGTATGTATTAGAATTATGTGGCATATCGAACGAAAACATAATTGAATCATCATTTACATTATCAATAGATAGATTTGATAACTGGTTTAATAGTTGTGCGGCGTTATTGGAACTGCTTGTGTGTATAGGTGTCGCGGTAGTTGCCGTTGCTGTTGCGGTTGATGTTGCCATAGTATTTAAACTGTTTACCAGATTATCTTGAAAGCTATTGAATATATTTGTCATATTAGTAGGGTTATCTGTTGAAGTGGATGTCTGTCTAACGTTTTCAGCACCAGCATTTTCCCCTGCATCTAATCCTGTTGCTATCGCGGGTTCTACAACCGAAATACGACATAAAGGACACGTAGAATGTGTTTCAAGCCACGCCATCATACGAAATGGCACAAAGCAATGTCCGCATCGCTTAAGTCTTAAAACAACAGAGTCATTATTAAAAGGAGATATTGAAATAGGGCATTCAGTATTTAATATTTCATTAGATGGTATTGAATTATAATTAATTATTTCAGTATGTTCTTCGACTTGTTGAATAGTGATACCTCTATTTTGAGCTGGCACTCTTAATCCACTAGTGTTCGGATCAATAATTACTGTTCTTGGAACTACTGAATATAAAATATTACCCATATCAAATAATCCACCTCTGTTTAATTGTCTATCTCTTTGTCTTTGTCTCGCATTGTTCGCATTGTTCGCATTGTTCGCATTGTTCGTATTGTTCGCATTGTTCGCATTGTTCATATTGTTCGCATTGTTCGTATTGTTCGCATTGTTCGTATTGTTCGCATTGTTAGCATTGTTCGCATTGTTCGTATTGTTCGTATTGTTAGCATTGTTCGTATTGTTCGCATTGTTCGTATTGTTTGAAGAATTATGGTTTTCTCCCGTTTCTGTCGCATTACCCTCTTCTACATTCTCATCTGTATCACCTGTCGCCCTTTCCTCGTTATCATCGTCATCGTCATTTATATAAATACGAGGATCTCGTCTTCTATAAGAACTATGTGATTCCTGAGAGTTATAATTATTGTCCATCTCATCATCCACAGCCGTCACTAACGCATTAAGATTATTCCTTCTCCTCCTCATATATGACTGTATCCTTCTTTCCCTCTGTGTTTCCAATAAATCAGAAAACCCCTCTTCCATACGTGAATACATATCTTGTGCCCTTGCGACAAATGCAGTAAAATTAGTCATCATTGTTATGTATCCATACTCGAAATCCATATTAAAAGGACTATCAAATGTCGAATGGCGAGCACTATATCCTCTTGCAGGATTATCGTGAGCAATATGATTTATCCTATTCGTATTATTTACGTTTCCTGTATCATTATTCATTTTACTACCTTGTACTATATTGATATAACAAATATGTGACAAATATAATTATATATATTATATATGTTTAAATATTAAATACTATTAAATAATAACAATAGTATATCACTAGCAACATATAAAAATCACTATTCATCTTAAATATAATAATGACAGATTCACAAAAAAAAACGGAAGATGTAACTAGATTTGAAAAATATAGTGGAAAGGGTATAACCGGTCTAGCCAATCTAGGCAATACTTGTTTTGCGAATGCCTGTTTGCAGTGTCTTTCACATACATATGAATTAAATGACTTTCTATCAAAGGGAGAAGCGGATTATAAAAAACATTTAAGTAATAAACCAGAATCTGTTTTGTTAGTCGAATGGGATGATCTACGAAAACTAATGTGGAGTCAAAATTGCGTTATTTCACCTGGTCGTTTTATTAACACTGTTCAGCGTATTGCGAAAATTACAAATCGTGATTTGTTTACAGGTTGGTCACAAAATGATCTTCCAGAGTTCCTACTTTTCTTGTTCGACTCGTTTCATAACGCGTTGACACGCGAAGTAATTATGGATATTAAAGGAAATATTAAAACAAAAAAGGACGAAATGGGGAAAGCTTGTTATGAAATGATGAAAACACAATACACTAAGGACTACTCTGAATTTTTAAACATATTCTTCGGAATACACGTATCTGTTTTGACGCCTATTCCTGTCGAAACACCAGGCCAACCATATCAGATAAATTCCGAGGACTCAAGCTATCTAAGTATACGCCCTGAACCATATATGCTAATACATCTCCCAATCCCAACAAAAGAAGAATTACGCATCCAAAGGATAGATAAAAATGTTACATTGTTCGACTGTTTTGATAAACATTGCGAACGAGAATCTTTAGAAGGAGAAAATGCTTGGTTCAATGAAACTGAAAAAAAGAAACAAAATGTTCATAAACGCCTATTATTTTGGAGTTTGCCTAATGTTATGATTATAGATATTAAGCGATTTATTATATCTTATGCCACAGGGCGAATGAAAAAGAATCAACAATTTATAGATATTCCCATAAATAATGTAGATTTCTCAAAATATGTGGAAGGATATGCCAAGGAAACATTTATCTATGATTTATATGCGATTTGTAATCATCACGGACAAATTGATGGCGGGCATTATAGCGCAACTATAAAAAATTCAAATGGAAAATGGTATAACTTTAATGATACGCAAGTAAAAGAGATTTTAATATCTGATAATATAATTAGCGGAAATACACCATATTGTCTTTTTTATAGGAAAAAAAAATTTAATTGAATTATATATATATATATATTAAATATAGAATAAATGAGTATAAGTTATAATTCATTATCGGGAATACAAGGAGACCCGCTAACATATATAAGTGAATTAGCTACTTCAGGTAAAAAGAGTCTGGATTCTTCGTCTGTTTCTACCCGTATTATTATTTTGCTTTCTTTTATTGTTATAATGAGTTTATATTATGTATTATTTTCATCTTTAGGAAATAATAGTGGAGGCGGCGGCGGCGGTGGATCATCTGGATCAAGTTCCGGAATAGAATCAGGTGGAAAACGAACACTTGAAATTATATTATGGAGTATTTTCGTTATTCTTTTGATTATAAACGGTTTTCAATACTTTTTTAATGTAAATGTGACAGCATCTATTAAAGATATTTTCAGCGATCAACCAAAAGTCGATGTCACCGTTCAGGAACCTCCACAAGAGAATGTAGTCCCTGAATTAAAAATAGAAAAGGAGGTTTATAATATTCCTGATAATAGATTTACATATGAAGATGCTAAGGCAATTTGTATGGCATATGGTGCTGATTTAGCCACGTATAGTCAGGTTGAGGCAACATATAACAAGGGTGGCGAATGGTGTAACTATGGGTGGTCTGATGATCAAATGGCATTATTTCCTACACAGCAAAAAACGTGGGATAAATTACAGACCATAGAAGGTCACAAAGATGACTGTGGACGCCCTGGTGTAAATGGTGGACGTATTGATAATCCTAATGTGAAATTTGGTGTGAATTGTTACGGATATAAACCGATTATCACTAGCGCAGAACAGAATGCGATGCAGAATACCCCGATTTATCCGACAAGTATGAAAGATATTGAATTACAGAAGAAACTGGACTACTGGAAGAAACGCGTTCCCGAGATGTTGTTATCACCATTTAATCATAATAGTTGGAGTATTTTAGGATGATAAAGATACATTAATTACATACTATATATAATTTATATATCATCTATGTGTAAATTATATATTATCTATGTGTAAATTATATATATTTTTCATATCGTGATATGTTGTTATAATTATTACTTATTCAGCAAATCTGACCTTTTTGGTTTTCTTATTTTTCCTATCTATTTTCGCATTATCTCCCGCGCTTGCTGTTTCATCCTTTTTTCCAACCTTGGATTTCGAAGGAGTGTTGCGAACCTTTCGCGTCTTCTTATCATATTTTCTGCGTGAATCTGGTGATACTTGTTCAAGTAATTTATCATATAAAGATTCATCAATAATATTGTCGTCACCTTCATATTCATCATCACTATCACTTGCTTTTACTTTTTTCGAAACCTTATGGTTGAAAACCTTATGCTTTGTTATAGGGTGGCAATAATATAAACCTGATGGAACTATTAAATCTTCCATAAGTTTTGCCGTTTTTATATCATATTCACTTGTTTTTCTATCCTTAGTTAGCTGTCTACCTCCACCACCACCGTATTGAACATTCAATGTCGAGTTAAGAAGTGCATTGCTTACTTTGTATCCACCACTCATAATTCCATCAGATTTTCTATTAAACACAAGATCGCTTGCTCTAAGTGGTAAGATACTTGCTTTTCCTCCTGTTTGGTCCATTATATGTTATTCAATACTATTTCTATTTACCTATAATATGTATATAAATAATGTTAAATATATTTTATATTATTTAACATTATTATATTATAAGGTCAAAAAAGAGAAAAACTAGTTATAATATCTCTTTATCTCTGGGACAACCTTTTGTTCGCGTTTATTTTTAATATATTCGAGAATCTGCTTTACTTGTTGTTGATTGGCGATTATCTCTCCTAAACATTTCTCTAAAAAACCCAATGTAATAGGTGACGTCTGTTTCGTTTCACAGAATTTAAGCTTACCGTCGGAAATATTTATAAAGTTGTTATTCATATCATTTTCCTGAACATAATCCATAATCTTATCTTCTAAATCGTTTTTACGTGTCCGAATATCTTTTGCCTTATCATTTATCTTCTTCAAATCATTATCTAGTTCAACCCACGACTGAATAGATTTTTCTATATTGCTAGGATATTGTGCCGCCATTTGTATATTATTATACAAAAATATGTTATGCTTATTTTATTATAATAAATAATATCTAAATCTTTTTATACATTATTTATTTCATAGTTTTTGGTTCGTGTATATCAATAAAGATAACACATATAGCACTATTAAAATATAATAATAGAATTATCGTCTATGCTTTCTAGTGTGAGAACCAGAACTGTGACGTTTCTTTCCATATGTTTTGCCATATGCTTGCTGAGCAGCCAGTAAACCAAGAGGAACAAGTGCCTCTTTCAATAGAGCGCCAAATGTGGCAAACATACCACCCTTCATCCCTGCACTTTTACCTCCTACTGCTGCTGGTGCTGGTGCTGGTGCTGGTGCTGGTGCTGGTGCTGGTGCTGGTGCAGCTGGTGCAGCTGCTGGTGCTGGTGGTGATCCTGCTTTCATCACAGGAGCAGGAGCAGCAGGAGCAGGAGCAGCAGGAGGTATAACTGCACCACCACGACGACGGCGCGTCCCTATTTTACTTTTACGTCTACGTCTAGAACTACCACCGCTTTGACTACCTGACTGACCAGCACCTTCCATCGCATATCTGTTCATAGCAGCTGAAGCTGCCGCCCCTGAACTACCACCAGTAACCTGTTGTATAAATGTTTTATATCCAGAATTATTCCAGTTGGAACCACTCATTTCAACATCGGGATAAGCACCGGATTGTAAAGGAGCCAAAGCACCTCCGCGGCGTCCGCGCCCTCGACCCTTATGTCTTTTATTGTGACTTTTTCTTGCCATTTTTAGTATTATATTATCTAATTAGAAAAAATAAAAATATCCAAATGAATATACCAAAATATATCTAATTATACACTTTTACTTTTTACTAACATAAAAAATATGCCTAAAACTAAGAAGAAACTAATCACGACGAGTAATAGTGACAAATAAATATATGGATATATTTCTTCTAAAATCAGACTAACGATTGGTTTAAACAAATTTTTTAGTTCATTTTTTACTTCATCCTTCTTAATAAATTCTAAACAATACTCTGATATTTTTTCTTTCATCTCTTTCATTTTTGTAGAATATATTATTTTATAAAAATATTATTATTGTTAATTTTTTGCGTGTTATTTTTTGCGTGTTATTTTTGTCTATATTTTCTCTTTATGGATTAAATGGAATACAATTCATCAGCAAATATATGTACAACATATGATAACTACGACTTTAGCAAGATAGTTCTAACTGATCCCGAATTATTACACGGAGGTTCATTTTTTACAAAGTTAAATGTTGATAACAGTATGTTATATATACAAACACCTAAATGTATTTCTAAACAAGGAATAACGGTTACATCAGGTAAAAAATCATACATAGACCTTATGTTCTCAAATGAGCACTCGGAATTTATCGGATTTATCGAAAATTTAGAAAAGGTGTGTATTGAAAGAATATATTCAAAAAGGAATTCTTGGTTTACAAATAATATTGACGAAAGTGATATTGAAAATGCTTTTACATCAGCGCTTCGTTCATTTAAATCAGGTAAAAATTATTTATTGCGTGCCAATATTGCTTCATCGAAAAATATGCTTAAAATGCCATCTTGTTTTGTATTTGACGAAAATGAAAAACAATTGACATTAGAAGATATTAAACAAGAGCAAGACTTGATAACAGTATTAGAAATACAGGGTATTAAGTTCACATCCAAAAGTTTTCAATTTGAAATATTAATGCGACAAGTTCTTATTTTATCTGATAAACCTGTATTTCAAGAATGTGTCATTAAAAGAAACCAACCAACAGGTATACAAAGTATACAAAGTAATACAATATCATCTTCTATATTTACACCTTCAATGGTGTCACAAAATGTAAGCGTAATAGAAGAACCAATAAACGCTAGTATTAATACAATAACATCAATATTAAATGATACAAATGCTGAATTATCAAGTAACGCGAAACCTGTTCCAGCAACACCGATTATAGTATCAATTGCTACAAAAAGTTTAGATGTAGATAAAGCCAAGGATAAATATAACGATACAGACGCAGAAGTATATATGAAAAGTGAAAATGAAATAAATGGAATAAATGGAATAAATGGAATAAATGGAATAAATGGAATAAATGGAATAAATGGAATAAATGGAATAAATGGAATAAATGGAATAAATGGAATAAATGGACTAATAGTAAATGAACCGCAACCACCTAATGATGAAAAAAAACAAGGAACTTTAGAGAAAGATAAAGATAAAGAAAGCCATAATCAGAACAAGATCAATATACATAAACTACCAGAAATTACAGATATAATGGAACTAACAGATGCTGATTTAGATATAAAAACCAATGAAAGTATTAAAATAAAACCAGCAAATGATATTTATTATGAACTATATCGTGTAGCAAAAGAGAAGGCACGCACAGCAAGAAAATTGGCATTCGATGCTTATTTAGAAGTAAAAAAAATAAAAAAAACGTATATGCTTGATGATTCTGATTCCGATTTTAGTAATTCATCCGAATCTGAAAACACTGAAGATTCAGAAAATTCAGATGATTAAATCGAAAACTAGAATAACACTAGAAGAACACTCGAATAAAATTAGAATAAAATAGAATAATATATCTATAAAATTTAAAGTATATTTATAATATTTTATATTTTATTTATTTTTATTTAATTACTTAAGGCAGTTATTTGTTATTTATATTTTGTAATTTGTTAATTGTTAATTAATATTAAAATTATAAAAATATTTTATCATTTATTTTATATAACGATGCTTCGAGAATTACAGAAAACTTTTAAGGCACATCACGTTCTTTTACTTTTAGGAGGAATTATTCTTATTTACGTGTTGTATAACTATTCCTCAAACAAGAATTTTTCCCCTGAAAATATGGCTCCTAAAAATAGACGCGGCGCTAGCAGCTCCGCTCAATCTGGCAATGGTAAACAGCCATCCGGTGCAAACGATGGGACATTTTATGTAGACTATGCCCCTGTAAATTCAAGTGATAACAACTTGGCCGGCCTCCCCTCTAACTGTTCCAGTCAGAATACCAATTCTCCCTCAGATCTTCTCCCAAGCGACAATAACAGTAGTTGGGGTCTGAAGCCTCAAGGTAATGGAGATTTCTTGGGTGTAAACTTTCTTAACTCTGGATATTTGATTGGTGTCGATACTATCGGTAGCACTCTTAGAAATGCTAACCAGCAGCTCCGCTCTGAGCCTCCTAACCCTCAGATTATTGTTAGCCCGTGGTCTAATACTACTATTGAGCCTGATCCTTTCCGTATGCCCCTCGAAATCGGTTGCGGCCCTAAGTAAGTTCAGTAAACATTTAGGAGAATAAACAAACATAACCCTAATAAAGGAACACAACATAGGAATGCAATAAAGAAACATAATAAAGGAAACCAAAATAAAAAATCTAAAATAATAAGTTAATTTGTTAGATATATATAACTTAAGTTAACTTATTATTTATATTTATATAGTATATACACACCTTATCTTACCATAATATACTATGGATGTAAATATATATGGATATATACTATCTATACTGATTATTATAGTAATTGTTAAATATTATTTTGACTCTGATTTAGCAAATCTGAACTGTATAACATCAAGTGTAGATGGAAATAAGTATTGCGTTCGTCAACGTCTTAAGCAAGAAATGGCTGCAGACTTATTAGCAACTGTTACACAAAATATGAAAAAACTTGTAGACTATATGCAGAGAAACTATCCAACCTATGAAAATGTTCAACGATTAGTAAAGAATTTTAATCCCAAAAAAATAATTGAAAATGATCCTGAAGATGAGCATACTGCTTATAGCGAAAACAAGGGTGAAAAGATTGCTTTCTGTTTAACAAAAACAAAGACAGATGAGAAATTAATTGACAAAAATACGCTAACTTTTGTAGCAATACACGAGTTGGCGCATACAATGACCGTTTCGATTGGTCACAAAGAGGAATTCTGGAGCAATTTTAAATTTTTATTAGAAAATGCTGTAAGAGCGCATATTTATACCGCCGTAGATTATGCTAAGAACCCTATACAATATTGCGGAATATTAATCGATGAAAGTCCTCTTTATAAAAAATAAATATTATATTGTGAGAATATGTTTGCAAATATTGGCAAATATATAGACAAATATATAGATAATTATATATAGATAAATTTATTAAAATATATACATATATAGCAATTATGAAGATATTAAATAATACAATATTCATAACTATTATTTTAATATGTATTTTTATTTTTGCGTTTTATAATATCATTATCCCTGTATACAATAGTTCCCTTGTATTGGAAGGTTTCGATAATAATTCAAGCTATGTAGCTGGCGCTGATGCCGAAAGCACTGGTGACATAAATCAAGATAACATTATGTATACAGGAAACGCCAGTAACAGTAGTCCATTTGATTACAATTATGATACATCCAATATGCCGACTTTTAAAAGTATGTTTGGGAAAAAGTGTCTTTTAGGTTGCGTTAGCCCTACCTCTTCAGTTGATGTTGATAACAGTAGATGTAAACAAAATGCAAGTATGGATTTTTCAAGTAAAAAATATAGAAAATGTCCCTGGAAATGTGTCCCAGATATACTTGACAAGCACCCAGAATTAAAATCCGTTTATGCGCCATACACAGAAAAAGGTTATCCCATATGTAAAAAGGAAATGGAAGAAAGACACTGCTCAGGGTGTTCGCCAGATGCATATTTTTAATCTTTTAAGTAATTCTATGTTTTCAGTTGTCGCTGGCAACGGTTTTATTTTGAAAATATCATCCCCTAATCCGGTTTTACCTATCCTTTTAAATACTAGGTAGTAAACATTTACATCGCTTATACCATCGTCGTCTTCACATTTACATACTTTTGCATCAATAGATGCGATATAATATAGATTCATATTTTCTATTAATGGAAAAAATGTATCACACTTATATTCCTTCTCAATATATGTAATATAAAATTCATCTATTATTATATTTTTATCAATATCATTAATTTTATCAATATCATTAGTTTTATCAATATCATTAGTTTTATCAATATCATTAGTTTTATCATTATTCATATTCATATTCATATTCATAATATTTTCATAAACCGTCGAGCCACCTATTATCCATATATCATTATATATTTTATGACCCGAATTAAACATATTCTCCCGTTCATTGCGTTCATCGTATTTTTCATATCTATAAAAGTCTACCTCACCCCCTTCATCCGTTGATTCCATCTCCTGATCACAGCATCTATAGGAGCAAAAACGTATTGCACGGGAGATTGATGATATATGTATGTTTATATCAGAACCATCGTCGTAATCAGAATAATGTATACTCTTGC